AGTTTTTCTTTTTTAAGAATATCGATTATCTGGTTTGGTGTGGTATAAGTCTTATCGTTATACTTTAGTTCTATAAAATCCATTTCATTAATTTAAGTTTACATTTTTATATATTACTACTTTTTTTCGTATAAACTAGTAAAACATGGATTTTTTAAGAAAATTTTAAAATTAACCAGAAAAAAAAATATTTAAAAAATAAAAACCGAGATTTCTCCCGGTTTTTTACATATTGTTCAGATTCACGTTATTTTTTAAGAAACCTTTGCAACTTTCAATTTGTTGATTTTGTCGCGGATTTCTGTTGCCGCTTCGTAATCTTCGTTTGAAATTGCTTCATTCAACATAATTTCTAATTCATCGATAGAAACCACTTTCAATTCAACTGGTTTGATACCACTGATAATGTCAGTGTAACTTTCAGACAAGATTAATTTATCTTTATCTAGAATTGAAGAATAACCAACAATTTCTTGGTTCAAAGTGTCAAACCACATTTTTCCAAAGTAAACTTCTTCACCTGGCTCACCTTTCAAGTCTTCTAAATAAAAGAAAGGAATGTTGTAAACTTCAGATACATCTTTTAGTTCTGTGAGAGTATATTGTGTTAAGTCAATGCAGATTATATTTTTCATAGTGGATTTATTTATACAAATATAACAAAAATTCTTTGATTGTCAAAATATTTTCTATAAAACTATTTATTTATTTTCAGAATCTATTTTTATCTATTACAAATATAGTAAAAAACGGTGAAAGAAAAATAATATATAAGAAAAATAATATCATTTTTGATGAAATATTTAAATTCTAGAGATAACTATCTTAAATCACTTAATGAAAGAAGAGTTATCGAAATTAACAATAAATTAGACGTATCTGTAAATAAGTTAATACAAGAAACAACTGCTGGTTCTGGTGCACTTGGAAATGAGGTTAAATGGGGTGACTCTTTAGTTGGGCGTTTTTTACATAATATTATAAGAAAGGCTCAAAATGCAGCAAATCTTAAAAGAATAAGTTCTGTTGTTGCTAGATTAAGAACAGCTATGGATGACTTATTAGTAGCTGAAAATCTAAATGATTTGACTGAGGTTGATAAAGCCGAACTTAATAAGGCTGTAATATCTGAGTATTTAGATGTTTTACAACAAGCTGTTATAGATTTTCCTACCGCTGATAAAGCTAGTGAATATTATACATTAGAAAGTATTAAAGATTTAACAAATGATACTATTGGTAAGTTAGAAGGAACAACAGCACTTCCTTATTTGGGTACTGGGTTTGAAAATAAAAATGAGATTTTACGTCAATTAAAAAAATGGAAACAGTTTCTTGATGGACTTGAATTTGATTCCGCAACTGCAACAACTGCAACAACAGCAACGACAACCGCAACAACAGCAACCTCACAATCGTCTGCTATGAATGCTTATAGAAAAAACTTTGTAGCATTAATGAGATTACTTTTACAAATTAAAAAGTTACTTAATAATATTGCTAAACAACAACAAGCTGTCGCTCGTGCTGGTGCTACTGCGTCAGGTACACCTGGTGCTACTGCCTCAGCTCCTACTACGGCTCCCGCTACTGCAATTAAAGATCCTGAGGTTGATAAAAAATACCAAGAGTTGTTAACTATATGGCAAGACGGACAAAAGAAGTTGGGTAAAAATACAAACGCTGGTGAGGGTACTAGAGCAAAACTTAGAAAAGAGGCTGAACATGCTGTTAAAGTTGATAAAAAAGCTAAAGAGTTATTGGCTAAGTGGCAAGAAGATCAAAAGAAGTTGAATAAGAATACAAATGCTGGAGAAGGTACTAGAGCAAGACTTAGAAAAGAAGCTGAGATGTTTGTTAAAGAATCTTTGAGAATTGAAGAACAGAATTTTAGATATTTTATTTTTGAAAATACTGTTCCTGCTACTCCTGTTGATAATTCTTCAACACCTGATGAGAACTCTAAAGGTAAGATATTTTCAACCGCTAAAAATCTTTGGGGTGTTTTATCTAAAGTAATAGGTAAAGAAGAATTGGAAAAAAATATAACTAAATATATCGCGAGTGTAGATGCTGATGGTAATTATATTGATGATGATCCAACTAAATTACAATCAGATTCACCAACGGAGTTTTTGAAAATAGATGCTCAGATAAAAAGAATATACGAAGATATAAGAAAAAAATCTGGAGTTTCTAACGAATCAATGGTTGATATTTTAAATGACCATTCAGCTATTTCCGCTGGAATTAAATCAATTTATGACTTAATAAAAGGTAAAAATGGAGTTGTTGAAGATAGTGATCTAGGACTTCCTATGAAAATATCGGATGATAAAGAACTTAAAACTGCTAAAGACTTATTGAAGAAATTTAATGATACATTCAAACCTTGTTTAGAAGTTAGTAATAAGGCGACTGATGAAACAAGTACTGAGGAAGATAACAAAGGTGAGGAAGAAGATACAAAACAAGAAAGTAGATTATTTAAGTATTCAAAATTTATCTCACTTATAAATGAGGCTACTAAATATACAGATAGAACAAAATTAGGTACAGATTTAACTAATTGGTGGAATAATAAGTTAAATTTCCAACAATATATTCTAACAAAACAACAAGCTGAGGTTACAAAAGAGAATTTGGAAAAAAAATTAGCTTCTGAAAAAGACGCAATTGTTATTATGGGTCTAGATCCTGTATTAGAGATAGTTAAATGTTTTAATAGAGCTTACAAAATACACACAACACAAGTTATCAGATCTGGTAGATCTGATGGACAAGTTACTAATAGAATATTTATGGAATATACTTGTTTTGGTAATGGTAGTCCTAAAAATGCTGGAGAAAGTGGTGGTCCTTATAGAAATAATAGATTATTTGACACTTGGGAAAGTAATGTTTTGGATATCTTAAAGGATAAACAATATCAAAAAATATTTAATGTTAAAACTAGATTAAAGGTAGGTGATGAGTATATTGATAAGGCTGGATCTAATTTAAGAAAGTTTATGACTGACATGCTTAATGGTGATGAGTTTTATGGAAAAGTTGATGGTAAAGACGGTGGCTTACAAGCTAAGTTTTTAGATAAATATTTTGGATATAAAGATGGAGATGATGCTAAAAATACACACTTTGGTGAAGAGTCTGAAAGACAGAATAATCAAAGTAATACACCTGATCCAATGCAAGTTGCATTGGATACTGGTAGAAATCCTATAGCTTATTCAAGCTATAGTGATTTAAAAGGTACATTTTTCGCTTTAACTGTTAAAGAAAGTGGATCTACTATTAAGTATTATTTTTATATACAAGATTATAGAAGTGATATTTTCTATGTTTCATTTTGTCAAAGTGCATTTTATTTAAAAGAATATTTAATAGCTGGTAACACTGGTAGAAGTGTTAAGTTAGATACATCTACTAGTCTTATTAATGTTACTACAGAAAAAGATACTTATAATTCACCTTATCTTATTAAGGCTACTAAAATTAAAGCATCTGATTTGTATAGTAAAGATGGTAAGTTTACTAGTGCGTTATCTGGTAGTATTAAATCTATTTGGTTAGAAAGAGATGATCCGCAGAAGCTTAGTAAGGTACCTGATGATATAAACCATAAAAACTATGATGTGAAAGAAGAAAGTTTATCCTGGAATATTATAGAACCTTATCATGTAATTGATAAAGCGACTAAAGATAGAGCTAGTGTTAAAAGATTAGACCAAGTTAAAACTGTTGTATCTAAATATGGTGGATATGATGATATCGCTAATATGAAAGAAATAGCTAATGTTAAAATCGGATGATACATTTAGTAAAATATAAGAAATTTAAAGAATCTTTTGATGTTAGTCCAACAGATCAACCTGATGTTAAGATGGCTAAAGAAAAGATGAACACTATTCAAGATCAATTCAAAGAATATACTCAAAAGAAACCTCTTATTGACAAAGTTTATGTTAAAACTGAAAAAAAGAAAACTAATGAGGTAATAGAGTCTGAACTTGAAAATATTTTAGGTAAAACAGATGTTCAGAGTGGTGAAGATAGAAATCCTTTCTTAGTTGAGTATTTAACAATCGCTAGACTTCATAAAGAGGTAGATGACTTACAAACAGCTAAAGCAGAAGATAAAGTTAAGTTAGATGACTTTCAAAAAGAGTTAAGTTTATCTACGGAACCTAGTACAAAACTCTCTGTTAATACTAAAATTCAAGATATTAATAATCGAATGGGTGAAAACTCAGCTAAGATTACTAAGATAATGACTGATATAAATACTAAACAGAAGGAACATGTCACAAAAATGGAAAAAATAAAAACTGACATGAACGAATATATTAAAAAAATCAGCGATTCTGATCAAAAATAGAAAAAATATCGTTTTTGGCTTTTTATATATATACTAAAATTAAAAAATTAAGATAATAATATGGCAATTCAAATTGGAAAATACAAAAGACCAGGAATCTTCATAGAAGAATTTGACAAGTCAATAATCAGCAGCCCTGTAGTTGAAGGTATCACAAACCTTGTTATAGGTGTTTCTAAAAAAGGACCTGTTAATACACCAATTAGAGTTTCAACTGTTGGTGAACTTGAATCAATATTCGGTCAACTAGACAGAGGTCTAGAGAGAAAAGGTTCTTTCTTCCACAGAACTGTTTCTAAAATGTTAGAAACCGCTCCAGTGTTCGCATTGAATCTATTGGTTACTGATGATGCACTTGATACAATAGAGTATCAGTCTTTATCATCATCTGCTGGTTCTATGAATGATATAGAAAGAGAAGGGTCTTACAGAAGATTCTTTGATACTACTGGTTTCTGGAAAAGAGACACAGAATCTTTCATTAACTTAACTAAATCTAACATTGGATACAATGAAAGAGCATTTAGTATAACAAACTTATCTGATAGATATGTAACTGTATTTGTTGTTAAGTCACAAGTAACTGGATTTGATAGAACATTACTTGAATGGTATGGTTCTGTTGAAAAAATGCCTCCTTATGTAAATGCTAACGATTACGCATCTGACTATTTAGTTGATGTTGTTGTGGTTGGTGGAGATTGGTCAAACTACCAAAACTTGGCAGTTGATTCAAGATGGAGTGCTTACTTTAACGCATCAGGTTTGGTTAAAGGACAAATTAGAAATTTTGCCAATGACAGAAATGTTACATTATTATCTTATTATGAGGGGTTATCTTTAATTCCTTACTTTAGAGATTTAAATGGTAGAAATATATTCATTGAAACAACTATAAATAGAGACACTGACTCAACTGGTTTATTCTGTGCATTCAATTCAGATTTAGTTGAGAAAGATTACTACACAGGTTTATTAGACTTGTTGGGTAATACTTTAGTTGGTAAAGGTGAAACATCAATTGATTTCCTTTCTTATAAAGAAACAATTGCTGAGTCAATAGAAATTACAAATACACCACTTGACTTACCAGGTAACGTTACCTCTTTATTAAGTAGTACTTATTCAGTTTCAAATAATCATTTACTTGGTGATTATTTCTATGGTCAATTTGCACACGCTTTCACTGGTGGTCCAAGTATTCTAAATACTGGGTCTACAACATCTGGTATAGTTGTAAATGAAAATAAAAGAACTTCTTGGTTCTCTGAAGGTGTTGTTTATGGTGTTAATTTGTCATCTGTTACTCCTACATTTGGTACAGTTTCAGTCGGTACTTCATCCGCTACATCATCTATTGCATTTACTTATAATGTAGCTGCTGGAGCTTACACAGTTATTGGTGACACTTATGTTCCAATTTCAGCTACTGCTACACTTACATTAAGTTCAAGTGATTATACAGCTACTACATCAACAGCTTCTTATACGGCAGCATTTACCGTTGGTTCAACTGGTGAGATTTCACTAGTTAAAACTACAACTGCTGATGTTTATCCAACTGTTGGAACAAGTGATATAGTTCTTGGTTATGTTGATGTTGATGTTAATGGTGGTTATTTTGTAAATACATCATCATCAACAAGTAATAATATTACTGTTGGTACTGCTGGTTATATCGACTTTAAATTCGGTACTGCATCTACAAGTGGTGATTATTACATTACTGAACCATCAACTGGTGTTATTAAAGTTGAGTTTATTGGTACAAGTGAGACTCCATCTGTTAAAAACTATGCACAATGGAGAAGATTCAAAATGTTCAATAGATTAGTTGATCTAATTGATGGGGCTAATAAGAATAAAATAACAATGTTGATAAATCCTACAAGTTATGAAAAATATAGTTTTGAGAATGTTACTATATCTGATATAGTTACTTCAACAACTCAGAATAAGTCATTTAACTTAAATACAAATCTAACATCTGCTCAACTTGCTTATGTTAAACAAGGTTTCTTCACACTTTATACAGAAGATAATGAGTTTTTACTTGGTCAAGAAGGAGTTGTTACTAAAAATACAGTTGCTTCTTCTACTTCATATGGAGTTGCTGCTAAGTATTCTAACTTCTATACTAAATACTATGATGGTATAATTAATACAAAAGACTTTTTCTATGATAATAGACTATGGCTTGATTCGAGTGGTGCTGATAATGCAATACTTGGTTACTCAGTTGGTGTTACCTTTATAGATGGTGAGGCTGTTGCAACAGGTTCTAACGTTGGTAATACATCTTCTTACGCTGGTTACAACTACATAGTATTTGATTCAAGTTCTTCCGTATTTGATGATGAAATTGATCTTCAAGTTTTTGAACAATTATTATTCCCAACTTCTGAGAGTAATAAAGGTACATTTACAATCGTTTCTAACTCAGTTGTTCCACTTGATGGTCCGGATGCCTTAGCTTTGAAATTGGGATTTGTCAATACCGCAACTCAATTCTTCTTCGCTTATCAAGTAAATGAGGAGGTTGTTTTTGAAGAGTTTGAGACTTCATTAGTATATGATTATCTTACTAAACATTATCTAAAAATATATCTTGATAATGACTCATTATTAAATGTTGACTTCCAAGATGTGTTGTTAGAATCTGATGTAGATGTAAATGTTTTAGCTAATAATACTTTCTATATTCAATCAGAAAAGTCTAACTATACTCAAACAATTGAAATTGAAACTCCTTCAGGATATGTTCAAGTTCCTAATAAGATATTAATTGATGGAGCTAGATACACTGAACTTAAAGTTGGTGATTTCTTAGAAGCTTATGTTGATACTACGTTATTACAGACTGGTGAATATCCAAGAAAAATGACAAGAATTTTAAGTAAAAGACAATATGCTGGTGATACATCATTAACAGAGGTTACTTGTGATGCTAGAATTGCTACTACATTATTTGGTACTGACTTACAAACTACAAGATTTGTAACAATTGACCAATACGCTACTACATATAAGGCTATATCTCTTAAAGGATTTAGAATTAGACAAGCTTCGATGCCAGATGGTACTGAGGCTAAACAAAATCAAGTTCTTAATTTGGTCGCAAAAGGAACACCATTGTTCAAAGCGTTAACAAATAAAGAATCAATTGATTTCAGATATTTAATTGACTCTTTTGGATTAGGATTAACAGAAAGATCTAAACAACAATTACTTGATATTTGTGGAGATAGATTAGATGCATTTGGATTCTTAAATATGCCTTCGTTAAGAAGCTTTAAGAACTCTTCATCACCGACATTCGTTAATGCTGAAGGTGTTTTACAAGCTGAGTATGTTGCTAAAGGTGGTGACCCTGAAAGTAACCCAGCATTCCTTTACTCATTTGGTGATGGTGCTGGTACAACTTGTGTAGGTTACTTTACACCTTATGTTGTTGTGAATGATAATGGTAGACCAATTGACTTCCCACCAGCATCTTATGTAGCTACAACTTATATGAGAAAACACATTTCTAATGTTGGTAGTGTTACTCCTTGGACTATCGCTGCTGGTGTTACTAATGGTAGAATTACAAATATCAATAGTCTTGAAATGGACTTTACTCCAAGTGACATCGAGTTCTTAAATGTGGCTCAAATGAACCCATTAGTGTTCAAGAGAAACAGAGGATTCGTTATCGAAACTGAAAATACTGGACAAACTCTTTATAAATCAGCACTTTCTTACATTCACGTTAGAGAGGTATTGATTGAACTTGAAAGAGAATTATCAAGAATGTTGTTAGACTTCCAATGGAAATTTAACACTCCTGATATTAGAGCTGAAATTAAACTTAGAGCAGACGTTATCTGTGAAACTTATGTAAGTAAGAATGGTTTATTTAACTACTTTAATAAAATGGATGATGAAAACAACACAGCTGAAATCATTGACAACCAAATTGGTGTTCTTGATACATATGTTGAACCAATCAAGGGTATGGGTGTTATTGTAAATAACATTACAATCTTGAGAACTGGAGCAATCAGTGCGGGTGGATTCATCAACTCATAAGAATTAAATAAAAATCAATGAAAATCCCTCAGAAATGAGGGATTTTTTATTTTAAATAAACTTATTTGTTATTATTTAGTATAATAGAGAGAATAATATAACTAATATATAAAATATAAAAAAATAATATAACAAATATGTCAGATAACAATCAAAAACAGGAAATGTCGGAAGAAGACTACTTAAAAAGACACCTTTCTGATTTAGAAACTGGTAAACAACAATCTGTTAACTCAGATATTCCTTTTGCGGAACCTGTTGTTGATAACACAAGAACAAATGATTTAAATTTCTTTAATTTTGATATTAGAGAATTGCCTTGTGGTCAATTTTATCCAACTGGTACACTCTTTATGATTAGACCAGCTCAAGTTAAAGAGATTCAAGCTTATTCGATGGTTGATGATGAAAACTTCTATGATATTATTGAGAAAATGAATGACATTTTGAAGTCTTGTGTTAGAATTAAATTTCCTGATGGAAAATTAGGATCTTTTTTGGAGATTAAAGACCAAGATAGATTATTTTTAATTTTCTTAATTAGAGAATTAACTTTCCAACAAGGAAACTCTTTAGCTGTTACGGCTAAATGTCCTAGTTGTTCAACTGATGTCTCTTTAGAGTTGAAAAGAGATACTTTTCACTTTCATGAAATTGATGAAAAACTAGATAAATACTTTAACCAAAGTAGTAGAACATATAACTTTAAGACCGTTAATGGTAAAACTTTTGAATTAACTCCACCAAACATTGGATTACAAAAGGCATTTACTGATTATATTGTTAAAGAAAATAATGAAAAAAGAACACCTAACTTATCGTTCTTGAAAATTATTCCATTTATGTTGGCTGGTAGATCAGCAATAACTTATGATGGTATTAAAGCTAAATTAAAAGATTTTGAAGATATGGATGATATCTCTTTTCAATTCTTAAATGGTGCTGTTAGTAAGATGACTTTTGGTATTAAAGAATTAAAGAAAGTGTGTGAGTGTGGTGAGGAGGTCCACACGGACATGCAATTTCCCAACGGAGCGTCAGGTATTTTCGTTATTCATGATGCCTTTGAAACATATATTAAAGAATAAGTTACTATTACAGAAACATTTCCACACACAAGAGTGGGCTATGGATAATTGGCCATTCTGGATGTTGGAAGAAAATGTTAAGTTAGTTAACGAAATTATGGAAGAAGAGGAATCGAATAGAAAGAAAGATGAAGAATCACAACAAAAAGGTATGCCAGATACCAACTCGATGATGAAAAATGCGTCAAATATGGGTAATATGGGAAATTTTAATATGCCAAGTATGTAAAAAATTAAAACCAGTATTTATACTGGTTTTTTTATGCTTCCTAGTTTAAAATAAAAAAACCCACCATTGGTGAGTTTTTAATTATATTGTTAAATATTAATATCCGTCTACTAATGGTGGATTAATACCAAAGTTTTGGTCGATATACTCATCAATGAAGTAATCATAAACGAAATCGGCTTGAGAAGATTCAATGATGTTGTTTGATGACCAGTCAAGTGAGTAACCAGCTAATTTTGTAATTTGTACGTTTTGGAAAGTAACACGTCTTAATACAACACCTTTTTTATCGTGTTGATTAACAATGATAGTACCAATAATATCACTCTTATAGTGAAGACCACCATTTTGAGAGTTAAATACTAAATCGTACCATGCTTTCATTGTATTCCAAGTTTCCAGAGAACCATTTTGGTTAACATTCACCTGAATTGGAATAGATAGAGTACCATCTGTTTTAGTAGGTGATGCCATAAACATTCTAGTTGAATATTTGAATCTTTGTGTTTTTGCAGCAACATCGAATTCAGTTAAGTTCATATCAATTTTAGTTGCATTTTGTAACAATAAAATTGGGTCTCTTCCTTGAGCTGTTAATATTACTGGTAAGATAAAAGTAATCTCAAATAGGTTTAGGTATACTACTTCATCTGGAAGTGTACCTGGACCACCTGGTGAGCCTCCTCCTTTTACCTGTGTAAAATGTGGTAATGCCATCTTTTTATATTATTTTTTATTTAATTTGTCTGACAAATTATAACTTATATATTATATTATTTTTTGTCTCTATATAATTTATTAGTTCTTAGTGTATATATTAGTTATAAAAAGTGATTTTTTTCTAAACTATAGTAAAATGACCAACTATAATTAAAAATAAACTGTGCAGATGAGAGTTTTTATGATAACAGATACACATTTTGGTATTTATCTTAATAATTTAGATAAATGGTTAAATATGATGGAGTCTACTTTTTATAACTTTGTTATACCTTACTTAAAAGAAAATGCTAAACCAGGTGATATACTTATTCACTTAGGTGACTTGTTTGATAATAGAAATAGTTTACCTATTATCGTACTTAACAAAGTAG